GGAGGAGTTTTACGCGCTGTGACCTTCTTATGAACCTCTACGACCAGATCGCGGAAGTCTGCGCCTCGCCGCATGGCTGGTGTACCGAGATTAAGGCGCGCACGCTCGCGTCGCTCGTCATCGGCACTCGACCAGACGTTATCGTCGAAATCGGAGTGTGGTCCGGCAAAAGCCTCCTGCCGATGGCGCTGGCTTGCCGCGAGCTTGGGCACGGCATGGTGATCGGCATTGATCCCTACGAGCCGGCGGCGTCCATCGAAGGGCAAGCGCCCGCGAATGTCGAATGGTGGAGTTCGGTGGCGAACCACGATGCGATGCACGCTTACTTTTTGGAGGAAGTGACCCGGCTGGGATTGCAGAACGTGACCCGGTTGATCCGCAAGCGTTCCGATGACGTGACGCCTCCAGACAACATTGGCATCTTGAGTCTCGACGGAAATCACGGACCGCAGGCGCTCACCGATGCCATGCGCTTCGGGCCGTTCATCCGGCCTGGTGGATTCATCGTGCTGGACGATTTGCATTGGGACGGCGGCGCGGTGAGTGCCGCGGCGCGGTGGCTGGATCAACACGGCTTCGCTGAATTGTTCCGGGTGACGACCCCTCCCAACGATTGGGGCGTGTTCCAAAGACTACGATGAGCGCCGGCCTTTACAGTCCACTGATTGGTCGAACCGGAAACAAACTTTTCCAGTACGCGCACGCCCGCGCCCGCGCCGAGCGCGAGGGCTGCGAACTGGTGACACCTCGATGGGAAGGCGAAAAGATATTTGAGATCGAGCCGACTCGTGAGCAACAAGCTGGCGACCAACCCGTCGGCGGCTACGGCCAGAACCAAGACGCGCTCATTTACACGCGAAAGCAGGTCCGCCAGTGGTTCAAGTTCCAGCCGTGGGTTCTGGAAACGCTGGAGGACATCTGCCTTCCAAGCGTATGTGCCGTCGGCCATCGGAGGGTCGGCGATTACGCAGGCTATTCCTACCCGATTTGCGCCCAGGCATCCTATGATCGCGCGTTTGTCAAGCACGGCCAAACGCACTCGACGCTCTACATGGTGACGGAGGAAAACCCGGCGAAGCATCCAGCCTTTACGAGCAACCTGGCCTTCGTGCCGGACTTTCTGAGGCTCACCTTCGCCTCGCTGCTGTTTCGCGGCAATTCCTCGTTCTCGTGGTGGGCTGCCACGTTGGGGCATGGGCGGGTGTTCAGTCCGGTTGTGGCTGGGTTGCTCGGCGGGCGCGAGCATGACGTGGAGTTTGTCAAGGGCAACTGGCCGCGTTTCTGCGATCTGCCGAACATCACGGATTTGCATTTGAGCGAGGAATGAAACTTTTCACTGAATCCCTGCGCTACGATTATCCTTTGACGCCCGATAGCGTCGTGTTCGACGTGGGAGCGTACGAGGGCACATTCGCGCGGGAAATTTACCGGCGCTACGGCTGCAATGTGTTTTGCTTCGAGCCGGTATGGTATGACGAGTTAAGGCGGCGACTGAAAGACCTGTCTCCCAAAGTCATTGTCCTGCCTTACGGCTTGGGAGACAAATTCGAGACGGTGAAAATGGGCGTGAAGGGTGATTCGACTGGCGTGTTCGCCGAAAGCGAGCGCATGGTTGACGCGCAACTTTACGACGTGGTTGGAATCTTGATGCAGCGCACCGTGCCCATTGGGCTGCTGAAGCTCAACTGCGAGGGTGGAGAATTTTCCATCCTCGAAGCCATCCTCGACCGCGGCAACCCGCGCCTGATAGAGAACATCCAGGTCCAACCTCACCACATCGTGCCCGACTACGAATCGCGATGGCAGCGGATTCACGAGCGGCTGCTTGAAACTCACGACATCACCTTCCACGCGCCTTGGTGCTGGTCGGGCTACACCATCAAAAAATGAACATCAACTCTTACTTTGACGCCACCGTTTGCATCAACCGCGACGCCCGCCCCGACCGCTGGCAGCATTTCAAGGAGCAGTGCGCCCGGTACGGCATTTACTCCACGCGCTTTCGCGCTCACGATGGCGCGATGCCGGACGGGTCATTCAATGGGAACTTCGGATGCACCGCCAGTCACCGCGGCGTGCTCGAACTGATCGCGCATCACGCGTGGAAACGCACCCTGATCTTCGAGGACGATGCGGAGGTGGTTGAGCCGGGGCGCTACGGCGATCACGCGGTTGGGAGACTTTCCTTCGCGCAGCAGTGGGAGCAGATCGTGCCGGAAATCCCGGACGATTGGGACATGCTCTATCTGGGCGGGCATTACGGGTCGCCGCCGCTGTCCCGCGTGTCGCCGCACGTCATCCGCATCAACACGATGCTGACGACGAGCAGTTACGCCGTGACGGCCAGGTTCGCCCGCAAGGTCGCGCCGCACATTTACGGCGGGGGGCCGATTGACTCGCTTTACGGTCAATTCCAGCCGGTCCATAAGTGCTACTGCGTGCAGCCTCGGCTGTTCGTGCAATACACGAACGTCTCGGATTTGCAACATCGCGAGATGGAGAACGCGCAGTGTATGTTGGATCCGAACCATGAGGCGATGGTGTAACGAAAAACCGAGCCGCTCAGGGCAATAAAATGAACCTTAAAACCATTCTCGGAAACCGGCTGGTCATTCGGAGGGATCCGCCGCGCGAGTATCACGTCCTCCCCCGCCCATGCTACCGCGACATATCCATCCCGGACGGACTTGGCAAGCGCGAGCCGCACTTCGAGGCGGTTGTGCTTGCAGTCGGGCGCAATCTGTCCGAGGACATCCAGCCCGGCGACCGCATCGTGTGCGGGGCGCATCCGAGTCAAGACAGGGTGGGAACGCGCCAAGTGACGTGGCAGGGGGAAGCCGCCGAACTTATGTCCGCGCTTGACGTAACCGCAGTCATCATCCCCATGCCGTAACAATTCGGTGTTGCGCCTGCCCGCCTGCGGTGGTAACAATCGGGCATGGCTGCATCCGCCCCTCCAACGCCTGATGAGGCCCTCGTCCTCGTCAGTGACCCGACCGCATCGCTCTGTGGCAATTTCGTCCGAAGCCTGCTGAGGCTTCCGGTTCTCTTTTACAATCTGGTTTCCTGGCTGCTCGACGACTCGGGCGCAGGAATCCGCACCATCGAAGCCGGCGACCTGATTTATTCCTTTGCGCCGCTGGTGAGCAACCAGCATCGCTTGCGCTGCGACGGGGCTTCGTATTCGACAACGACCTACGCCGTGCTCTACACCGCGATTGGCAACGCTTACGACACGATGGACGGACAAAGCGCGCCGGGCGCTGGCTTCTTCCGGGTGCCAAAGTGCGGCGCGCGATTCCCGCTGGCGACCGGAAGCCTGCCGGTGGCCGGCGCGGTGTCGCTTGGCTCTGTTGGAGGCGAGGAGCAGCACGTTCTCACGGCGGCCGAAGTCGCCAAGCACGAGCATTTGGTCTGGCCTGAAAACGGTGGCGACGGTAACGCGAGCAAGAACTGGTGTCACTTTGACTGGGGCGGCGGCGGGGCGGATTCTCGGATAGATCAGGCGCCGATAATGCCCAACGACGTTTTCCCGACTCAGACTCGGTTAATTGCGGAGGAGCAGGACCAGGAGGACGCGGGGCACAACACCATCCCGCCGTACTTCGGAATCCATTGTTATATTAGCACAGGGATATGATCCCCGATTCCATTTCAGCTTACGCGGCGGGCTTCTTCGACGGTGAAGGAACTGTTTGCATTAGCAAATCCACCACGAAAGGGAGGCGATTCTGTTCTTACGCCATCGCGCTCAAAATTCCACAAAAGAAACGAGCGCCGCTTGAATTTTTACAATCTGTTTACGGCGGGACGATTTACCTAATCAGGCGGAGAGGTATTTCAGTGCTTTACAACTTGACCTTAATGGGCAAAGACCGACTTCCGTTTTTAGAATCTATTGCTCCGTTTTGCATTGTCAAAAAGGCTGACATCCAGTGCGCCATCGAGTACCTGCGAAGAAAGCCGGAAACCAAGGATCGCAGTTGCCACATCAGCGAAGCTGAACGCGATTGGAGGGAGAGCATGTTCCAAAAATACCTATTACTTCGCAGAGAATCCAACAACATGGCGGACGGTCGAGGACAATTTGAATTCCCCGTCACGCTCGGTCTGTTCAGCGACAAACACAACTGATGGTCATTCTCTCACAGCGCACGACGCCGTTGACGGTACGCATTACCCAGCGATGGCGACCCGGAACTTATCAAACTTCGTTCCAGGGCTACACATTCCCGGAGATCACCTCAGTTCCGAGGTCTGGCAGCGTTCCACAGCACGGATTGTATCACGGCCCGGAGGGTGACATTGTTCTGCAAGTTGGCGATTACATCATCCTCCAGCCCGCCACGGGGGCATTTGCGGCGACGAGTTGGTACGAGGCCATCGGCTTCTACGAGGAGGTTTTGAATGTCACACCCTAAAGGCATCCCCGTCGCCCCACTGACCGGCATTTTCGACGCCCGCTCGTCGCCCGATTTGCTGCCGCAAGGCGCGCTGCGGTGGAGGCAGAATTTTCAGACAACCGGCGAAGGCAAGTTGCGCCGGGGCTGCGGCTGGACCAAGGCGCTCAATCAGACGCCGTACAACAACCAAGACTTTCACGATCAGCTTCTCCTGTTCGGTGGCACGGTGCGCGAACCGATCACCGGGCTATTCGAGTTCCAATCCGCCCTCGGCCACCAGCGAGGCGGTCAGGCCGGTCAAATCGCAGATGCGCTTGTCCAGGATGAAGTCGCGGATCGTCTGGATCGGTTGCGGCCGGAAGTTGCACGCAGCGGTGAAGCCGTGGTCAATCACGTCGGCCACCTTGA